GCAATTCTTCCCAGTTATTAGGCAAATCTACCAAGACCGCCCAAGCTTCAAAAGGCAGATATTTCTCTGTAAAATGAAATAACCCCCCATCTCCCCATTTTTCTCCCCAACTATTCTGTCCGTTAATAAATCTCACTTCATAGGATAGTCCAGAAGTAGCGTGACCCCAAGTCCTTTCATTCGGCCTGGGTTTTTTGATAAAAGCCGTTTTCCACCCCCTATTGCTTCCAATAAATCCCATCAGAATTACCCCCCATTCAAAAATTGCTTGCTTCAAACTCTCAAATGTTATATTCTTTATTCTTACATAACCACCTATCCTATATTTAGAAGCATCTTCTTCTTTTCCGTATAATGGTTTAGCTCCTTTATTTTTTAGAACTTTAAGCCCTGCTCTAAAATATGTTCCAGAAATATTAGGCATTCCGTCTATCTTTTTACACTCATTATAAATCCAATCACCATCAAATTCTATGGTATTACCTTCTCTTGCCTCCAGAAATTCTTTAATTAAAGCGCAACTATATCCTACACAATGAGGAGTATTTTTTTGGTTTTTTATCTTTAATTTATAGGGTATATGATATTCTTTGGGACAAGGAACAAGTTTTATTTTTGGCTTTACTGATTCTAATAAAATGTCTCTATAATCAGTGGGTGACGCTAAAAGCCCTGTTCCTTTTGGTCCAGATTTTCTCCTTTTGAATAATTTCAAAATAAAATTTAAAAATTTCATAAATTTAAGGGGGGACAAGTCCTCGTATTCCAAAAACTTGAATAGGTGTGAGCTTATCCCCCCTTTTTGTTTTTTAAGGCATCCGTGCCTTCTTAAAAAAACTAACAGTTGCGGTTGCCATTCTTGCTATTTCTTTTGATGAGAATAACCTGCCAGATTTGACTGATGAACACCCCGATAAAGGCAACCACCACTGTCCGAAACCACCACATTATTTCCGTCATCTGTGATTTCAAAACGGCCACATCCAGGGCAAGCCGGGTGTAGTCCTCGTTCAAAGTGGCAAGCCTCTCCAGAATAAATTGTAGCTGGTCTGTTGAAATCTCCATAGGCTAAGTTAACGGCATGAAATAAATGGCGATAGTTATATTCTCGGTGCTTCTTGTCACCTTGTATCAATCATCTTTCTTGACCGGGAATGTCATAGATCCCTTTGTTTTGACTTTAATTTTATTTCTTAATTTAAGATATTCTATGAATTGAAAAAAAACTTGCCTTATCACTACCTTCTATTGTCAAATCAGTAGCCATACTATGAGAAACTTCAAAATGAACCTCATCATTGGCAGTAAGAGATAAAATATCAGAAAAAACAATACTCATATCATCATTAGAAGAAGTTAATGAAACATATCTAACTCTTGTATCATTTACATAAATATCTAATCTTATTTTATTCTGGTCGCCGACACCTTTAAGATATACCTGACATATTACAAGATAATAACCGGTAGCAGGAGCTGTATATTTGGAATTAAAAATAATATAGCCCTCTCCGTTTGCCATTATATCCGTATCCAATGTCAATTCTCCCGAATCTACAAAACCAGTAATTTTGGCATAAGTTTCATCTGTAGTATTCCATACTATTTTTCCAACATCTCCCGCTTCAAACCCGCCATCAGCATCGTGAAGTTTTAATGCTTCTGTGGCATCTGCCGTTCCAGATTTCTCCGCATTATCAAAAGCATTATCAGGGTCATATCTTTTTGTGTCAAATCTGACTCTTGAATTTTGGGTAACTCCAGTGGCAATCTTTTGAAGAGAACCAAGATAAACAGCTACCCTTGTATTATATCCAGTATCGTTTAATTTTGCCGCAGTGATTTCATCACCAGCGGACCAATTAGTTGCCATATTTTCATAAAGCCTCTATGTCGTAATCAATTGTAATTGTTTCACCAGATGACTTTGTTTCGTTAATTGTTAAATGCGTAAATAATGTTCCGCTATCTGTAGTGCCAGTAGCATTATCTCCGAATAATCCCATTTCTTTATGAGTTCCATTCGCTTCTGTCGTCGCTAAAAATGTAGAAGTATAAAAAATCAAACCGGTTCTTGTTCTTGTAGTAATAAGTTTTCTAAAGGTTTCGGTTCCAAGCGTGGTATCCGTCGCCAATGGAGTGGTTGTATTACTTCCTAAAGCAAGATAAGTTATTTCTCCTTTGTTATCTCCTTTCATTCGGTCAAGAATAGAATACTTTCCAACGTTACAAAAAACATTCTCGTATTTATTGACACTGATAACTTTTCCAAAAGACCTAAAAAATCCCAACTTTTGAAAAGGAGTAATCCAAAATGGAACTTTCCTTTTTGTTATCTTAACCGTTCCTTTGAAAAATGGTAATTTCCCTTTTTCCATATTATTATTATAAAAATTCTAAATAATTATTAACTACATTGACAAAAACCAACCACTCCCACTGGCGTGTTTCCATCTTTAACATACCAAGGCGGAGAAACAGGAGTATTCCATAAATAACTTTCTTCTTGAACCGTAAATGTTTCTTCACCAGACCAAAGTTTATCAACAACTTCATCTTCGTTAATGGTCAGTTTTCTATCGTCAGCCATTAAAAGTTTCTGTAAAAATTCTATTATTCCCATTGTCTTTGTGCTAACCAAAGAAACATTATACATCATCTCATCTTCAGTTCTCATTTTTGCCGAAACTCTATTTATTAAAAAATTTTCATCTAAATCTCTAATAGTGCTTTGAATATTTATAAGCTGACCAGAACGAAGCCCTTTTTTATAAGTAATAAAACTACCTTCGGAAATTCTGCCAGAATAAGCAGCTAATTCTCCTTTTCCTCTTTCTCTTGCTCCCGCTTTGGTTTTTATACTCTTATCAATTATTTTAAACCAATATTCTCCATTTTCGTCTATTGAATCTTGATCTTTTGCTTCTACTATTACAGGCACATAAGGATAACCGGAAATGTCAACCGCCACTCCATCTCCTGGTTTGTTGGCATCTTTGAACTTTACTACTTTTTCATTGAAATTATAAAGACAATCGTAATCGTCTGGATCATCAACATAATCAATTCCAACCGTCTTTGACGCGCCTCCAACTTTCACCTCAATGCTGTTATACTTATAAGCTGTTTTGAAATCACGTTTTGCTCCATCTCCAAATTGATTTTCGGTAAACCAATCGGCAAGATATTCTCCACCCCTAACATAAACTACATTTTTTATTTGACTAATATCTCGGATAATCTTTAAACTCTTGAAAATATAATAGCCATTCGTATCTGTCAAATTAAAAGGTGCGAGATTTGTTTCTTTGCTGAAAAAATGAATATCTTTATCATAATCAATATACCAATCATAACCTACAAGTTCTGCCAATCTTTGAAAACATTTTGAAGGTTGTTCGTAATTAAAAGCCACATAATCAATCGTAATATCACAAGATACATTGACTGTTGTAAAATCGGTTAAGTAAGTGCTTGCTATATCTGCTATTATATTATTTATAGTCTGAGAAGAATAAGTTTTAGCAACTAGTTTTTTATCGGCAAAATAAGTATAATCTGAACATTCAATATCAAACGCTATTAGTTTCGCAGACAGTAAATGCTCCGTAATTCTAACCACAATTCCTGCGAATATTTTATCAGCTCCATCATAAATTTTTATTTCATCTCCCACTGTTGGCTTAAAAGTCTTTGAACCATAGTATAAAATTCTCAAAAAACAATTATCTACTTCGCTCGTTAAAATATTCTCAATTCTAAGACTATTTCTATCAATATTTTTTGTTCTATCAACATCATTAAAATAAACAATCATCTTCTTAAAATCTTAATTGCATTTTTAATTTGTTTATTATTTTATTGCCGATTTCTTCGGCTGCTTCTTCTGATAAATAAGTACCTCCAAGGACATTTACGGTAATACTACCTAAACCCGGTCCGCCGTTTCTTAAGGGTACGACTGCCTCAGGCCCCGCTTCCCCAATCATGGCCAAAGTAGGACGCCTTACAATTCCTCCCTCAGCAAAACCAACAAAGCCACCCTTGCGGGCTATCTCTTTCATTCCTTCCCAAAATTCAACGGCTCCCGCCCCTAACTTCCTGCCTACTCCTCCAATAAAGCCACCTATCTTCATAATAGGAACTTCAATTACTCTCCAAACGCTCATTATGACTTCTCTTATTCTCTCCCAAGCAGCGGAAATCGCATCAGAGATTCCTTTCCAGGCGATTTTTGCTCCTTCCCACAAGTCAATGAAAAATCCCTTTATCGTCTCTAACTTGTTCCTCCAAGTCGGGATTAGCCAGTCCAAGTAAGTGATAATTACTCCCTTCAGAAAGGCAATGCTAAATTCGAATACCTTTCTTATGCCACTCCAAATGGCACTGATTTTTTCTTTCACAACATTCCAATTTTTGTATAAAAGAACACCCACGTATATTAAACCACCAACCGCAGCAGTAATGGCAAGAATTCCTGCTAACCAGGGCAAACTAACGGCGCTTAAAACGCTAACCGATGCTATAATTCCGGGAAGTATCAAGCCCAAAGTACCAAGAAACGCAACCAGACCGCTCACTGCTGCCGCAACACCGACAATCAAGGGCATCAATTCTCGGTGTTTCTCTATCCATTCAGCTGCTTTTTCAACCACAGGCAATAATTTTTTCAACAGACTGTCAATTATAGGCAAAAGGGCATCACCAAGAATCACTTTTGTTTCCTTGATTGTGGCATTGAGCTCTTGCTGCCTCCTTATAAAAGAGTCGTTGTTCTCCTCAAAGCCATTTATGGCGTCAGCCGAATTGTCAATTATCTGAGCCAGAAGCGCCTGAGCTCTTATTTGAGACTTTACTGCGGGATCCAAGTCCTTAAATCCCGTCTCCGCGTCTATCAGCCCCATTTGGAGGGCTCTCGCCTCAAGCGACGTCTCCAGGGCATTGATGCCGAACCTTCTCAATGGCTCTGAGCTTCCGGCAAGGGCCGAACCGATTGCCTCCAGCACTTCCGTCGGATCCACATCATTAAAAGCAGCAATTTGGTTAGAAACCTCTAAAAATCCTTGGGTCATTTCTGTCGCCAGTCCGCGACTCAATCCAAGGGGAACAAGCAGATCCTGCAGGTTGGCTGCCATTCTCACTATCTCGTGGGTGGCAGTGGGCATTCTCGTCCGAATGTCCTTAACAAAGTTTATCATGTCGTCTTTGTGCCCCCCAAAGACCGTATTGAATTTGTTGTAAGCTCCCTCCGCCTTGGCCGCCTCCTTTACAGACAGGGCGCCGGCCAAAGAGACA